AAAGCAGGCATAGTCATGCTGATGGAAGTGAAAGCATGAAAGTCTTAGATTTGTTTAGTGGACTTGGTGGCTGGTCTGAAGCATTTGTTCGACATGGCTGCGAAGTTATTAGAATCGAAAATAATCCATTGTTACAGGACGTGGCACATACTCAACTCAAAGATGTGTTAGAAGTTCGTGATTATTTATTAGAGTGCCAGGCTAGAGGTTTACCAATTCAAAAACCAGACATAATAATGGCAAGTCCACCTTGCTATTATTTTAGCAATGCATTTTCAGCACCTAAGTCATTGTATGTTCGCAAATATGGAAATCTGGATAAATACGACCCGCCAATGCAATTACTTGAGGCCACCATCGATATAATAAAAATTGTTAAGCCTAAATATTGGATTATTGAAAACGTGGTCGGTTCTACAAGATATTTTGAGAAATACTTGGGCAAACCAAAACAAATTATCGGTGCTTATGTTTTATGGGGAACTTTTCCAGAAATTCATTGCCCAGCTGATAGACTGCCAACAAAAGCAAGTAAAGATAAGCGACATTCCCCTATTCGGAGTAATTATCGAGCAGAAATACCTCTCCCGTTGTCTATGGCTTTACTCACGGCGATATTAGAGCAAACAAGTTTGTTTGACTTTGCTTAAATTAACGTGGCGATTTGTGGAAATTGTAATAACACTAGGGCGTAAAGTAATTTTTCGCACCAGGCAATCTTGTTATTTTGCTCTTGGTCAATAGGTGCAATCGCTTCAATCATTTTTTAACGCCTTCTCAATTCGCTGCAGGGCAAGAAGTATTTTTTTTAATAGTTCTTTGGTACTCATAGCATTCGCACATTCCCATTATCGTTATATTTCAATGGAGGCCATTGGTCACGAACCGCGCCAGACACAACACCCTCAAGCGCAAACAATCGAACCCAATCTGGAACACCGCCTAACGTGGCAGATTGTTCACCAAATGCGGCGTCAAATCCTACCATAGTACGAGCCGACTTCATAAAATCTCGTTGTTGTGCTGTTGTTAGCATTTTCTCACTGTCTTGCGCAGCCAATTGTGTGTAGAAGTCAGCTAGGCTATCAGCACTCATCATAAATTGTGTCCTTGCGCCGCCGTAAAGATACATAGGAAAGGTTTGTCCAGTAATGCGGGTTTGGGGTATAACACGGCCAAGAGATGATATTTTGGCAATTTGTGCAATAGATCGTTCACGAATAGTTCCTAACATTACGGACAAATACGACGCTCTTTTACTATCAACAGCAACATAAGCACTACATCTAAAGTTAGACAAACTAACTTCTTGACCAGATGGGGCATGTAGTACAACATACATATACAAACGTGGCGTATACCAACTGAATGTTGGCATGCTGCCTAAGAAATTATTTGGGAATTCAGCAGTAATTTTAGCAGGTTCTCCTCTAGTTGTTACTTGAATTTGATTTTTGTACAGTATATTATCTACTCCTGCGTTGGGTACATCATTAAGAAAAGCCGGTTTTATTATTTCACTGGTTAACAGCATAGGTTGAGAACTTAATACAACTTGCATTGTAAACTCTTCAGCATCACAGGTAAAGTATGGGTTGTCTAAGTATACATCTATTGAGTTGATTGTGTGTCTTACTCCACGTTGTAAATTGATAATTCTTTCAACATAAATCAAACCGTCTGCGGCTTTCATAGATGGTATGCTAATACTTTCTCTTATCTCATGAATTGCCATTTTACTTTCGCCTCTTTTTAATTTGCTTTTTTACTTGCTTTTTTACTTGTGTTTTTGCAAATTCTTTAGCCATTTTCTTTAAATCTAATTTACCAGACTTTAATTTAATATGATTTGCTTTGCGTTTAACATAACGATTCCACTTAGATGGTTTACGCTTTTTAGCCTCTGGTGTTTTACTGACAGCCTCAACAGACATATTTTGTTTCATGTCTGCCACGTTGCCCCCTGTTGGAACCAATGTTTCACCGGCTTTAATGTAAATTTGCATCGATGGAGTACCACTTAACATATGCGCTTGAAAAGCCGGTATTGCAATCATATCTATTGGAAAAACTGTTTCCTCATCTCCAATAATAAGACCAACCATAACACCGGTTGCAACATCCTTAACAATATCTTTTGCAAGTCCCATTTAACCCACCTCAGAGGTCGGTCGCTTGGGTTAACATTGCTTCCATATCATCTTTGGTAAGTTTAACAGGTTCAGCAATAACCATAATGTCAAGTTCGACAGTATCGTTTTGAAGTAATACACAACCACTAGCAGCAACACCGATTAGAATATCGGTAACAACTGGAAACCCTTCTGGATGTAGAGTTGGAGTTGAATATTCAATATAATCAGTGTACAAGAAAGCATCAGTGTCTTGCTCTTGTCTAATCTCAACACAATTAATGACATTGGGTGATCCAACGCCAACATCAACTGCGGTTTCGTAAGCAGTGGTAGTTGAATACATCTTCAAGCTAGGCGGTACACCTGTTGCGGTTGACACATTGGTCAACAATGCTCTAAATACACCAGTGTTAGCGGTAGCAGGGTCGCGTAGTTGGAATCTAATCTCTTTTATTTTCAAACCTTCACTTTTTGGTATTGAAACATAATCGCTCAAATCTACTCTTCCGTATAATGTGGCTACAGCACCATTTGCATCAAATGTGAATTGTAGTCTATCTCTTAAAATTAGGTCGTTTTTACCTTTGGCCATATCTGAACGTGGCAGTCGGCACCCTATAAACATCACTTCAATCTCCTAAAACCAGGCCATTTTATAACCCTCGCAACTCCCACAGGGGTCAGAGGGAGGCCGTACGGCTGTTGCGTACCCGTCCTTTCCACCGGAAAGGCGGTAAAACTCGGCTTGTCCGAGTATTTTTTTGAAAATCTTGATATACTCTACCTATACAGGGGTAATTATGGGCAGACAACACACCATATATTTGAGCGATGTGACTTACGCAGCAATGATGTCACTGAAAAAAGACGATGAATCGATGAGTCAAGTGATTAGAAACGCACTTGAAATTTGTAATGCTAACAAAGAAACTTTTGATTTGGTAGCATATCAAACAAAAAAGATTGAAGCCTACAAAAGAAAGGTTTCTTCTATTCAGATCAGAGTTTGTAAGAAATGCCATGATGATTTATACAACAAGGGGTTGATTGATTGAAGCAACTAGAAGATGCCGCAGCATGGTGTCCTTATTGCGATAGCAGATTACGCATTGTAGTCACTCAACCATATCGCGATAATACTTATCGTGTAGAATACCATTGCCGCCAATATTACAAAGATTGTGAAAAAGCAGGCATAGTCATGCTGATGGAAGTGAAAGCATGAAAGTCTTAGATTTGTTTAGTGGACTTGGTGGCTGGTCTGAAGCATTTGTTCGACATGGCTGCGAAGTTATTAGAATCGAAAATAATCCATTGTTACAGGACGTGG